CATATTTTCTCATCAATGAATACTTCAAGATGATCTTTCGCCCATTGACCGATGGTGGACTTCCATCCATTTGCTCTATCAGACACCATCATTCCTTGAAGTTCTTTGCGAAGCATCATTTTGAAGGTGTTCATATCGGTCTTCACCCATGAACCTTTTTGGTCTAAAATCGTGTGTTGTGGGACGCCCTCGGTCAAATGATGCCAGATTGGGCCGTTATACTTGAATTTCTTACGATTGGCATTGTTATACAAATGGTGGGTAATTTCACCCTCTTCGTCATCAACATCTCCACGAAGAAATGACCAATTTTTGTTATTTGTGGATGCTTTTTCGTAATCTGGGTGTTTATTGTCAATAGGATTACCCTCTTTATCCTTGACATAATTCATTCGTTGGCGTTGTCCCTTGCCTCGTTTCTTTGGGTCAACGAAAGGACCACCACCTAAAAGGAATCTTTCAATGTATGGCCAAACGAAAGCATAGATACCTTTCCTTGTAGGAGGGGAATGAAAACCGCCGGCACCAGCCTTGTGTTTATCTACATCATAACCCTTCTGTTTGGTCAAAGAGAGGCCGCCATAAGTCACAAATTCTAATGACTTTGACGTGAATGGGTCGAACTTGTTGCTTTCTTTCATATAATTCATTCCTACATAGTGAGACTGTGGAATTTGGTGTGATTCCATATCTTTGTGAACCATACTTTTTGGATTTCTTACACCAAACTTAGCCTTTAACCATTCTACTACCGTTTCTTTCTGGTCTTCATTTGGAGATTCATGCCATACGATTGTGTTTCCTTCCGAACGGTATCTCCAATGAATAGCATTATCCCAGTGACCAGTTCTCTTCAATAAATCGCCATGAGAAATGAAATGTTCTGGTTTGGATGGGTCATAAAAATATTGTTGACCTTCTACGTCAAGGTCACGACTCACTCTACCTGTTACAGCGAATTCTTTTTTTTTATCTAATCTCTCATTAACACTTACTTGTCGGTCGTAAAGTTTTCTAATGGCGTCTGAAAGACGCTGAAGTTCGTTGGTATGACGTAGGGCTTTGAATACGATGTTTTCAACACTATACTCACCGTTTTTATTTAATCCGGCTTGACGGTAGGCGCGGATAGATTCCATCAATGCTTTCAATTGTTCGACATTTTCCGATTCGATAAATTTGGTGATGTTTTCTTTGATTGCGTGGTATTTTTGTTTGACTTTTTCCTTGTCCAAATTAATTTTGTGGGGAACAGGTGGTTTCAACCACTTACCTTCCATCAATGAGTAACTGGCCTCAGATTTATTCGTTTCTGAGATGTCTTGGATGTAAAGTTCCACTGGATGATTTTTGATGGAAATGTCGTGTTCCTCGTTGAATCTCTTAGCGATACAATCGAATGTGTTACGAACATATTGGGGGTGTATCTTTTCCTTCGACATGTCAACGATAATGTGAAGGTCAATATCACTTTGAGGACTCCAATTGTAGTTCGTACACGAACCCAAAAATTGAATATCCACAAGGTCAGCATCCAAATCAGCATGGGTGTAAAAATCCGTTCCTATTTTCAACAATGCCTTTTGAACTTCTGGGTCAAGTTGTTGTTGTTTGTTCCACAGATTAGGTTCGAGTGTCTTATTGTAGATTATCATTGTGGATTCAGCAATGGCGCCTTTGTAATAATTTGATGCTGCCATCGAACCGTATTCTTTTTCCCCGGCAGATTGTTTCTCCATAGAAGCAGCAATACGGTCATCCAATTCACTACTTTTCATACCCAATCTTTTCCGAAGATGTTCAAGTTGGGCTTTAATTTTGATTTTCTGCTCGGGAGTGGCAATATGGATATGACGTAACAGAGTGTTTATTCGATTAAGCAGTTCTACACCATCTGTATCTAATGGTTTTTTATAGGTGTAAGATGGTGGAAAATTAGGCCAAGGTTTCAATCCTTCCAATTCGCCGGAATCATAAAAATCCCATCGGAATTTTTTGATGTCTAATCTTAATTCTTTGAAAATTTGCTCAACCGAATCACTATAATCGCCTACATTTTCTTCTCGTTGATTAGTTGATGCTATATTCTGTTTATCCCAAATTCTTCCCTGAACCATTTCTGTTCCTTGTTTATCAGCAGGAATATGATTTCGAAGACTGTTATGCCACGCCTCATCACTTTTACCTCTATTATCCAAAATGAAATGATTCACTTCATTTTTATCATTTTGAACAATAAGAAATACAATATTAGAACTTTTACAATCCGCAGCCACTTCATGATAGTCATAGGCTGTATCTGTATCTTCTTTGAGACGAGGATGTTTCATTATTGAATCTTTCCGGCGTCTTTATGCATTTGAAGAAGTTTAGCGGCTGTAGTTCTAATACCTTCGACATACGCTAAAACTTTGCCCGAATCGTCATGACTCTTGAAAGCCGTGTCGGCCATTTCATAAATCTGTTTTATCAGTTGAATCTCTTCGGTTTCCTCATACTCATTCATGATACCATTAACGGCTTCACGAACAATACTCTTGAGTTTGTCTTTTGATGTCATACCTTTTGCTTCGAATAGTGGTCTAGCGTTTTCTGCTTGGTGGTCGTGTTTGTTATCCAAATCTGCTGATTGAACATGAACATCACAGTCTGAACATAGATTGTGAGGATTATGGGTCGTGTTTGAGTTGTATGGTTCACCACAAAGCGAACATACGTCATTATCACGGTCGGCAGATACTTTGTCGAATTCCTTCAATTTGTCATAGACATTGACGCCATGTGGATGTTCGGTCTGTTTGGACAAATCTTCATCCGAATCACCATCCATGTATTTACTGAGAGGATGTATCTCGTTAATGAGTTCTTGAATGATTGATTTCAAATCCGATTTCTTGATTGTTTCTGACATGCCGCCGCCGATAGACGGAAGCGCATCCATTGTGTCAGGCTTTCCACCTTTGTAAAGGTCAACGAATTTATCCGAACCTTGGGCTCGAAGTTCGCCAGTAGGTTTAACACCTTGGTCATCGCCTCCACCATCCATATCCAAATCAGGACCACCGAGGCTTGGGCCGCCAATGTCACCAAGGTCTTTTTCTAAATCACTATCAAGTCCTTCAAATGTTTGTGGTTCACTTGAACGACCATTAGCCGAATCCGAATCGCCGCCGAATCCGACCATTTTACTTTTGGTTTTCAAATCGGTTGGTTTGTGAATTTTAGCCATAGCCCTTTTTCCATTGCCCATATCGACTGAGTGGAAATCTTTTCCTTCTTCGCCGTATTTTTCTTTCTGCCATTTAAGCCAATCAACCGAACCTTCATTGAGTTGTTCATCGTATTTCACAGTCCAGCGGGCGCCTTTGAACGCTCTTTTCTTGTCTTTCGACATGTCGCCCATGCCGTAGCCTTCCTCAGCAACATCACGGGGACCAACATCAGGGTCATTCTTCAATTCTTTTCGCCAGTTTTTGTTTTGTTTAGCAGCCTTCTTCAATTCTTCTGGAGATGCTGGTTTACTTCCTTTTACAAGGTTATCAAGACTTTTGATAGCATCATTTTCATCTTCTTCTTGAAGTGGAATGTTCCAATCAATACTTGGTGAATTTCCACGGTCGATGCTTTTCTTTTGCTTCAAATTTTCAGGTCCAATAATGAAATGAGTAAATTCGTCATCTACAGTAGGGTCTTGTTCTCGTTGCCATTTTTCGTTGGCTTCTTCTCTGGTGTTGAAAACCCCCTTGATGGTAATCATATCTCCCTCGTCATTAACCACCACGTATTTGCCTTGTTTGATGGCTTTCTGAATCTCTCGATTCACTTTTCTTCGAAGTGGTTCATTGGCTTCTTCCATCGGAGCCGGTTCGCCTTGTTGATTCGAATCCGCCATAAATTGTTTGATACCACCGTCATAATATTGATTGACGCCTCTCAAAATTTGTTCATCGGACATTTCATCAATATCGGTTTCATCGTGAACATCACCCCATTGACAATCCTTAACCCATTCTCTCATGTCTTTTAACACTTGAGGATGAGTTGAAATCCATCTCATGATTGAATTAGGAGCGCCCACAGCAATCGTGGATTTACCTGAATCATCAATATCATGATTCACTTCTTTCAATTTGATTCGGTTGTCTTTGCTTTTCTCTACCCATCGTGAAAGGGCATCTTTCAACTTAGGAAACAAATCAGGTTCATTGGTCTTTGACTTCCACATCAACCGTTCCAATTCCTTACCAAACTTTTCCCATGACAATTTTCCATCATTGTAATCTCTATAGGCATTTGAAATTTCACGTTTGATTCCGAGAGTGTCGTTGATATGACCCAACACTTCGGGAAGAACATTTCCATTCTCGTCTTCGCCTCTTCGTTGTCTCAAGGATTTGAGTCTATCTTTATAATTGATTTTCTCTTCTTTGAGAATTTCAAGAAGCAGTTCTTTTAAATCTGATTTTTTCATACGTATTCTTTTAAGATACCGATTGTCTCGGCAGCGCTTGTGTGAAGGATGCCTATCCCACCCTTTTGGGTCCATTCTTCGATTACAACTGGTGTATCGTCAATAATTATAGATTGGGGAGATGAATAACGCTTCTTTTGATGACGGTTACGAACCATTATAATGTCTGAATCTGACAACGCCGGTATGTTATGGCGCAACCATTCACGCTTTCCCTTGGTAGATTGACCGTCCACGGCGTCTGTTTTGCCTAAAGCGGTTAGAATCTTGACTTTTAGAAAATTCTGATTGACGTAATTCCATAGGGTTTTACCATCAGGCATCCATGGCATTTCAGCGAAAAACTTGGCTTTACCATGAGTTTCTATCGCTTTCCATAATTCTTGGTCAGAGACACTATCGGCTAGTTTACCACTTATTTCAAAATACTTTTTATCGAAATCAGCAATAACTCCGTCCATGTCAACGTAGCAAATTCGGTCGTGGGTTTGGTCGGTTTTGTAATCCATATTCATATAAATAGCGTTCGTAGATTATAACATCTTGACAAGTTTAATTTTTTGATCTACTGTACTTAAAATGCTTAGTACAGTAGCGCTTAAGAAAAGAGAAAAAGAAAAAAGGACAAAGCGAAAAGTACAGATCGAAAATTGTACAGATCGAAAAATTATTTACTGGAGAACTTGAATCGGCGGGAGAAGATTTTTTCTTGAATTTCGGAGACGTAGGCGGGGTATTCTATCGAATCGGTTTCTTGCCAAGCGCTGGAACTGTTCGGTTGCCCGTAATCTGGTCCTGCGTTGACATGCTCCAAATTTTCGTCATTGTATTCAACGAAAACTGGGTCATCATCTGAATTACCATGTTTCATAAGTCATCGGGAATAAATAGTTTTCCCGTGACTCTTAGTAAGTAAATTCGTCTAGGACTTCATAATTTTTCCTAAAAGATTTCAGGGTAATTTTATTCTTTCAAACATTCACTGACACTGCCTCCAGTCAATACAATGTCATTGAATCTTTAGAATAAGAAAGGCCGCCAAGTGGTGACTTGGCGGCCTTTCCTTGTGTTCAGTTAACTATATGCGTCGATTAGGCAGTTGGGAAACTTGCTCCGGTTGGCAGAATATTGAAGTCCAAGACGATGAATTCTGCGGTCTTGGTTGGCTTCAAGTAAATCTGGCCGTAGAGGATGTTTTGGTCAATAACATCTGGTGTGTTATTGGTTTCATCCATCTTCACGAAGAAGGCGTATAGACCGCTTCTTTGTTGAACCGATTCCAAGTAAGGGTTAACGATACTCAAGAATTTGTTTCTTGTAGTAGCGACGTTTTGTTCGAATACCAAGAACTTCGAGGTTGAGGCGAAGAACTTCTTGATGTTGATGAGCAGACGACGAACGTTGATTCTGTTCAAGGCTGAGTCGGCGTTCTGGAGAGTCTTTTGACCCCAGACCACGATGCCTTGACCCGGAAACGCTGCGATAGGATTGACCTTACCTTCGTAAAGGGTGTCACGTTCTTCGTGAGTCGTTCGGTCTGTTACTTGAACAGCGCCGTTGATACCACCACGGTTCAAACCGGCAGCGGCGAACCACTCGGCTGCCACTCTGTCGTTAGCAGCGTAAACTGCTGGAAGAACCACGGAAGGTGGAACGGTTACAATCTTGTTAGTGTTCGTGTCAAGAATCTTAATCCAAGGGTAGTAATGAGCAGCATAACTGGTGTCATACTCGGCGGCGAATGCCACCACTTGGTCGATTTGACCGCTTGAAGGATTGCCGTCGTCAACGTATGAATCCATGATGAAGAAACAGTCGCCACGAGCCTCAATCATATCCACGACCAAATTGGTCACGTATGGGTGATTTTGGTGAACGATACCCGGAACGACAATCAAGTTGATGTCGAATTCATCAGCGTTACCGAGAGCCGCGATGGCTTGACGATAGGCGATTGAACCGGCAGACGTACTGTTTGTGCAATCCAAACCTTGAGTGTTGCCCGGAGCGATGTCTCCACCGATATTCAGTGGGATGGCTGGGGATTGACCGTCGAAACCACCTTGGAAACCAACGATGAATTTTCTCATCTTGATGTAGGTAGGTTCGTTTACAGGGTCATACTCAGATGGAACGATGTTGTTGCCTTCGAGGAATGAGCCGGTGTTAACACCGTTGGTTCTCAAGTCTTCGTCGAGAGCGAATACTTCGTTACGACCATTACTGTCGTAGGCGCCAAAGACTGGCAATGGAGCAAAATATTCCTTGTTGTCGTCAGAAGCACCAACACCAGCGGATGATGTAGGATACAAACTGGCCAATTCTGCGTCAGCACCAACTGGAGCGTCTTCGAACGTGATACCTGATGGGTATTTGCCCGGATTCAATCCATAGACCGATGCCTTGGAGTATTTCACGGTAGGAGTCCAGAAACCAACAGAACTGTTGATTGGTGTTGCCAATGCTTCGAAACCGTAAGGGATTGCCGTCTCAGGAACCGGAGAATCAATCATTTCAATACGAATGTTTCGGCTGTTGTTTGTGAATGTTCCGAATTCTACAATCTTACCCTTGAAGTCGATGAAATTGTATCTGTCACCGATTCTACGAGCAACGTAGTTAGCGGAATCAGGATTCAAGTTCAAGTTAGGGTATTGTTCAACAATGACTGGACGTTTGTCGGTATCACTGTATCTACGAACACTCAATGTGAATGAACCCCAATCACTACCAGCAACCGTTCCGGCCAATTTAACATTGGAGATTTCAATCTTGAAATCTTTGTTGGTGATGGTACCGTCTGACATCGTGTGAACACGGAAGAGACGGAAACGTGTGGCATCGCCACCTGTTTGCCAAGGAGCAATCTTTTGAGAGAGAATCCAAGGAGTAGTAGCGTTGGTGATAGAGAACTGACTGTCACCGTTCAACAAATCTCTTGAGAAGTCGTCGGTGAAATTCATTGGGTCGCCGGAGAACGAGCCAGATGGCAATGCTTCACCTTTGATTTGCCAGTGATTTCGGTCAGCAACTACTTCACTGATGGCGTTTTCAAATACTTTGTAAAGATAAGCGGCTTCAATTTTTTGGCCGGTTACTTGTTTGGCAGGGTCGCCTGCTCTTGGGTCACGACCAAATACATTCGTGATGTATTTGCTGCTACCCAAATCCAATGAGAATTGGTATGTTCCGTAAGGTGTAACACCGATAGTGTTAGAAAGACTCAAATCATACTCAACAGGAATTTGAGAGGCGCCTACGATATTACTTGCGGAAATCATGGTCGAACCACTGAAACCGGGAGCAATCAAATCATGAGTACCAGCGTATTGAGTGTCACCCAAAACGGCCAATACTCTCAAACTAGCGCTTCCGACCGTCCACTCGTTAGAGCAAGCGTCAAAGGTAGGTTCGCCATCGGATGTGAAAGTTCCGTCATACTCACCGAATGAGCCAGAGAGAACACCTTTCAAGTGAAGAACAGGAGTTCCACAGGAACCCGTTTCGGTGTAGATAGAACCACTGTAAAGAGAGACGGATTCAAAGGATTCGACACCTTCAGCAAACGTCAAAGTGACTGGGTTAGCAAACGAAGCGCTGAATGTTCCAGCCGCCATCGAGGATGACAGAGTAGCATTAGAGGTTACGTTTGTGGTCGCCGTGAAATTCGCCAATCCCAGTGAGAGAGTTTTTCCAGCATACAGAACTGAACCGCTTGTTGAATTTACACTCAAATCAACGTCAGAACTTGCTAATGGTTGGAAAGTAACCGTGATGGATGACGAAGTAGCAGTCATGTCATTACCACTGAATGTTACACTCGAAGAAAATCCATTGGAGATTGAACCAGAGAGATAGGTGTAAGAACTTTGAGATACTAAGTTACCGGCGTCAGACGCTCGGTTCCATTCACCTTTGGTTGCCCAAATGACGAATGGAAATTCTTGTTTGTAGCCTGTTAGACCACCAACACGACAAACCGTTACCAACCCACGTTCACGAATATACTTATCAGCCGTATATGGGCCGTAAAGTGTACCGTCAGCGACGCCGAAAACATTCGCTAGAACGTTAGGGTCTGTGAGCAGAGTTGGTGAAAATGCTGGGCCTTTTGAGAATGGGGCCACTACGGCGCCACCAATGTCAGCCACGCCGGCCGCGACACCTGACACGTCAAACTCACGGGTAAAAACACCCGGTGAGACGATTCTGTTATCTGGGCTGAATCTACCGCCTTCTTGAATTGGCATATTATGTTTCCTTAAACTGGTTCATTGACTGACTGGTTATAAATACACCAAAGATTTTGGAAAGTAAAAAAAGTTAAGTAGGGCGCTGACTAAGTTTTCTGTGATTTTTTTGTGTTTCTTTGATGCTTGGAGATATTTATAAAATGGTTACATTGGAGTGTAGGGTGGTCGGAATATGACAATGTTCATTGCCTTTGACTACCACCACCCAAAACTCTTAATAGAGACGCCCTGACAGACCGTATCTGTTAGGGCGTTTCTTATGTCCGATAGATTAACCAACCCTCATACACATTTCTGTCAATAATCGCTTTTTTGTCATGTTCCAACTCTTCTAACAGTTTCCGTGTCAAGGTGAAGGAAGAACCACTAATTCTTTCCTCGGCGATTCTTATTGGGTAGGATGGCAATTGAGCAAGGATTTGCTCTTTTTTGTTGTTTCGTTGGCGTTTCTTCTCGGCGTCTTTGATTTTCGTGTCGTGGGTGTCATCGTGGCATTTACTACACAGGCATACCAATCCAACAAGATGATGTTCTTCGCCGTGGAATTTGTTGCCTTGTTCGGTATGGTGGACTTGAAGATTTTCCCTACATCCACAGGAACATTTGAAATTTGCCCGTCGTTTGACTTCTTGGGAGATTATCTGCCAGTAAGAAGTTCGAAGGAAATAGAAGTATTTCAGTTTGAGGATGACTGGCTTGATTTCTGCCCAAAAAAGTGTCTGTATGATAGAACACATCTTTTCATACGAACCTGCTCCCGTATCTTGGTCTGCTTTAAGATACTCGAAGATAAACTCTTCGTTGGTCATTGGATACCATTACTTTTTGTCCGAAACGAAAGTTCCGGCGGTCATATCCAAAGCACCCTCACCATACTTTTTCAGTAGTTTGTCAATGAGAGCATTTTCCAGTTTTTGAGCGGCTAACCATCCTTCTTGAAGGTCCGTCTCTCGTTGAGCAATGGCCTTGATGGTTGATTCAATCTGCATTTTTTCTAAATAGAGACTGCCAAATTCGACGATTTTGGTTTGGAATTTTGCTTGTATTGCTCGAACTTCGCCGAGTTCTTCTTCCGTCATTTTGATTGTTTCACTCATAACTTTACCAATAACTATCAACCTACGGTATTTTTTGGAATTTATAATGTATGGTTAGTCAGCCCAACCACCACCCAAATTTCGACGAAATAAGTTGACTATATTATAAAATCTTGAAACTTCAAAAGGAGTCAATCCAAAATGGACGGCCACAAATGAATATACTACGGATACTCCTTCTACGAATGGTGTATTATTTTGATTCCAAGCATTAAGATACAATTGTAAATTAACTCTTGAACCAGCGCCAGCGCTATTTGTAGTTGTAGAAACTCCGATGGCGCCATTCGCTTGTGTAATTGACGCAGCGTTGGCACCTGTTCGGTTTACAGATGTGAACGTATATGCAATTGTTGTTCCAGCAGCAAGAACCGCACTATCTGTCCAAGCGTTATTAAGAGCCTCATACAAATTTGAACCATCAGAATATAATCCAGTATATGAACTACCATCATCACAAAGCATCCTACCCTGCGGTTTGCCTCCGGCAGGTCTTTGAAGAAGAGTGATTCCAGCGCTATTATTATCAGGAAAAATGATAGTTGGATTGAGTCCAGTTCTACAATACCCACCATTCATATCCAGTCCTCTTGGAAATGTAAGACTGCTTGATTCTGGAACACCAACATTTTGCCACGGATCACTTCCACCACCGACAAGTAATGGAGTTAACGAACTTGTTATACCCTCAGGAGCGATAGGATTTATCGCTATCATTTTGTTATAGATGCCACCATTTTGTAAATCTCTTAACAAATAACTGGCTGCGGATTGTGTATAACTTCCGATGTCATTTCCATTATTTTTCTTAGCCCGTTCAACCCAATTTTGGACTTTGGTGTGAATGGGTAAAGTAGATAGAATATGAAAACTCATAATGATTACGCTTGAATTGCCCAAGTTCCAATGACGGTGTTTGCGTCAATTGCCCTAAGACTTAGCAAAGCATTTTTACTAGCGGTGATGTAAGTAGGCCAACTACCATTGAGATTTATCCACGATGAAGGGAATGCTAAACTAGCAGTTGCTCCTGTTATAGTATTCGTGATGTAAACTGATGTATCAACATATTGTCCATTCAAAGGATGATTACTTGACGTAAATGAATATGTTGTTCCACTGATGGCTAATGACGTGGTTTGAAATGACGAAGCAAATGATGCTGTAATCCAATTAGCGCTACTTGTGGCAATAGTAGTATAAGTCAGAGTAATGGTTGGCGGCCCACTAGGAGCATACGAAGCCGACAAAGCATTGGATGAAGAGAGGGCATAGGATGCCGAAATGGATGCTGCTGTTGGAGCATACGACGCTGATATAGCGTTGGATGAAGAAAGAGCATACAAAGCGTTAGACGCCGATAGGGCATACGACGATGAAATAGATGCCGCTGAAGGGGCATACGACGCCGAAAAAGCATTAGATGAAGAAAGAGCATACGAAGCGCTTACGGATGAAAATGATAAAAGAGCATTGGATGCCGACAGGGCGTATGAGGCCGAAACTGTATTATTTGACCACGATGAAGTAATCTGATAAGTCGAGGCTGTTACAAGAGTTGTCCCTCCATTGATTGCGTTGATGGCCCAAGAAGCCGTATCGGCATTACTTGATGAAATTGCTCGACTCGCCGTAACTGGATAGATTGCGCCGGTAGTCAAATTTGTCCCACCATTCAGAGCGTAACTGGCGGTCGCTGGAACGAATGTGATTGACGTGGCCGCCGAAGAACTTACGGCAAAACTACATGAAATGGCGTAACTTGACGTGACTGGAACAAACGTAATTGATGTGGCAGCCGAAGCAGTAGTAGCAAAACTGGCTGTCGTGGAAGTAGCCGCAATTTGCGCCCTTGAAGATGACAGAGCATAAGAGGCCGATACGACATACGAAGCCGATATGGCTGAATTCGCTGTATTAGAGGTTTCCGACCTTGAGGAAGACAAAACATAAGAGGCGGACGTTGCCGAATCCGCTGTGGTGGAGGTTTCAGAACGAGACGATGACAAAACATACGAAGCCGATGTGGCATTATTGGCCAAACTCGCCGTTATAAGTAACGATGAAGTTAATGCATTACCAAAACCATCGGCAAGATTTGTACCATCCGTTGTCGTCACTTTGTCGTAAGATGACGAGATTGTTCTACCTGTTAAATTTAAATTAGGTATGTAACTCATACGGTTTCATAGTCGTTGTTCCATAACTCAGAATTTGCATCCCAAGTGTGTTCATTAGTATTCCACATTTCCATAACAGAATGTTTAGAGCAACAGGTGCCTACGAGAGATTCTTGTATCAATAATACCGAATCTTGAATAGTCGCTTGACTCTTTCGTGTAGCGAGTCGGCTGGTATTGACCTTATTGGTCCAATCCAACACGGCTTGTTTGGTAAATCTCTCAAATCTTGTCATAGGGTTGTTTCCTTTTTATAAATATCAATGGGCAACGAGAAACAGTTACAAACTTGTTTTACGATGGATTGATGATATACCACCCAACCAATTGTGTTGATAGGATATTGGTTGACGACACCGTGAAGGATACCCCAGCCGTTCTCGCACTCACGAAAAGCGCCCCAGCATTAACGTCACTGTTTTGACCTGTAAGAAGAATTATGGAGTTGGCTTGAACGAATGATGTGTTTACCACTGCCGTTCCAGCCGACAGAGAAACCGTTCCAGTTGGCGATGGTGGAAATACTGTGTAAAAACTACCAGATTCGTCGGCATTGATATGACCGGTGTCGTCAAGATAAAAAATCATCTTCGCGCCCGAAATATGGGCCTCCCCGTAGAAAGAATTGTCATCGGAACGTTGAATGAAAACAACGTCTTTCAGGCTAACTTGTGGTGTCAATGGCATATTGGCTTGTTATAGTTGCCAATAAATAGATGTCTTAACTGATTTTCTCCGCCACCAAGTAAGAACCTTGGAACAAACTGGCAGTTGCTGTGGCAGCAACTGCTGCCAAAGCGATAGAAATTATAGAAGACGTAGATGGATTGATGATTGAGAAATTAATCTTATCAAGCGCCGGCGTGTTAACTTGGGTGTGAAGCGCGGAAGCATTCACCAAGTTTGATGCCGAAAGTCTATTAACCGTTTGAGCGGTAATTGCGTTGGTCACCCCGACTACATATCCTTCAATGACACCAAATGTTCCAACCGAAGATGATATGGCGTATTTCATGCCCGTCACAGCGCTACATTGAGCGCTTAAAAAGGCTTCACAAATCCAAGTTTCACCAGCGTTTACACTGAATGATAGTGGACAACTCACCACGTTTAGACCGAGAACCGTAAATGTAGAACTTGACAAGATACTACGAACAGTAGTGGTTAATTTGCTTGCGCTGTTAGCGAACAAAGCAGCCGAAGCGCTCGTGACGAATGAAGCGGTTGTGGCTGTAAATGATTGGTTAGCGACCGAGGCGAAACTGGCTGACGTTGCCGAACTTGCTGTGATATTATAAGAACCTACAGGCAAGAATGACGCCGTATTTGCCGACGTGGCCGTGTTTGCCGACAAACAAGATGTAGCAAAACTTGATGAAGTCGATGAAATCGAAGTCGATGAACGTGTGGCAAAACTTGATGATACCGATACACTTGATGAATTAGTTGTCAAGGCGAAATTGGCATTCGTCGCGGCGGAGGCGAAACTGGACGATATACCAGTCGTGGCAAAACTTGCTGAAGTTGCATTGTCAGCATTTGTCGCGTGTGTAGCATCAACTGCTGTAGAAGCAGCATCAGCGCTTGAGGCGTGAACGGCATTATTTGCCGTGTTCGCCGTGGTTGCTGAAGTAGCCGTCAAGGCTGAATTTGCCGTTAAGGCATAACTTGCTGACGTTGACGTTGTAGCCAAAGTAGCCAATGTGGCCGTATTCGCTATCAACGCTTGAGAGGCAGAAGTAGCAGTTGTAGCCGTCAATGATGTATTCGATGTCAGAGCATAACTTGCAGTTGTAGCGGTTGTAGCCGAGGCCGCCGTGGTGGCTGTATTCGCTATCAACGCTTGAGATGCCGACGTAGCCGAAGTCGCGGTAGTGGCTGTATTGGAAATTAAAGATTGGGAGGCGGATATAGATGTCAATGATGTCGATGATGACAATGCTGTATTCGAAATTAACGCCTGAGATGCAGATGTGGCAGTTGTCGCCGTGGTGGCTGTATTCGCTATTAAAGCCTGAGATGCTGATGTAGCAGTCAATGCTACATTCGATACCAAGGCATAACTTGCCGACGTTGATGTTGTGGCAGAAGTGGCGGCCGTGGCCGTTATTGCCGTATTGGCTATTAACGCTTGAGAAGCCGAAGTAGCGGTTCCGGCGGAGTTGGCTATTAACGCTTGTGATGCTGACGTAGTAGTTAATGCTGAATTTGCCGTCAAGGCATAACTTGCTGATGTTGACGTTGTAGCCGAAGTAGCGGTTCCGGCGGAGTTGGCTATCAAGGCTTGAGATGCCGAAGTTGACGAATTGGCAAAAAGGGCCGAAGAGGCGATTGTAGCGTAACTTGCCGATGTCGCTGTAAGAGAAGTCTCCGAACTAATCGAATGACTCGCCCAACTTGATGAAATACTTCCAGAGACTACAGACTGAGTAACTTGAGTAACTATGGCGAATGATGCCGTTTCGGCTAATCTCGCCCAACTTGATGTAATTGGAACTAACGACCCCGTAATTAACGATTGAGCAGGGCTTGTCAACGCAAATGATGCCGTGATGGAATTACTCGCCGTAACAGGTACCAAAGAAGCAGTAGGAATTGGTTGTTGATAATTGAATGTTACAGCATTGGCAATAGAAGACGTGAGAGCCGATGAGGCGCTCAAAGATGACAATGAATTCGATGATGAAAGAGCATACGAGGCGCTTACTGCTGTTAAAGAACTCAACGATGAAAGAGCATACGAGGCGCTTAGGGATGTCAACGCGTTTGATGCCGAAACTGCTACCAAGGCGTTCGAGGCGCTTACGGATGTCAAGGAACTCAAAGATGAATCCGATGAGTTAGCATGTGAGGCGCTTACGGCAGAATCCGACGAGTTAGCATGTGAGGCGCTTACTGATGTCGAAGAACTCAATGATGAATCGGCTACGACGGCGCTTGAGGCGCTTATGGATGAATTTGATGAGTCCGACGAGTTAGCGTGTGAGGCGCTTATGGATGTCAATGACGTTGACGCCGATGTTGCATTCGAAGCGTTCACTGATGTAAGTGAGACAGACGCTGAATCAGCATTTGACGAACTTATGGATGTTAGTGATGTTGACGATGAAACAGCATACGAAGCGCTGATTGATGTTAGTGATGTTGTAGCAACACTTGCCGTTCCAACCAAAGGACCAGTAAATGAAGTTGCCGTTAATCCACCTGTCATTGTATCACCGGCTCTCAACACGAAATTACTTGCCGGAACAGGGATAATAATACCAGCAGAAGTTTTTCCATCAACGTTCATCAACATTGTAGGATTTTGATTCTGAGAGGCGACTTTAAATTTTAGAATGGCTCGGTCTGTAGCATTACAAATGATACTTGCCGTCAACGTTATGTCAGCGACGTATGAGGCATCCGTAGTTTTGTTTAATACAACTGCACGTTCGTCAGCGATGAATGTTTCAACGGAACCACTTCGTAGCCAGAATTCAGGAATAATGGATAGAGCAGAAGACCCACCACCTGAGAACCAAGCATGGAAGTGAAGAGGGAAACTACCAGCATTGATGTTGGTCACACCAACAGCATCAGAGGCAAACACAAAAGCATATTGAGATGCCGACAGATTGGTAATAAGAATCGTTGAGGCAGATTCATCCAGAGGGAATGAAAGGTCATGCATCTGATAATAGCCGGGAATGTCACTGACATCGGCTCTTAGAAATGCTTGAAGACCCTGTGGATTTAACAAATCCACATATTCTTTAGAGGCAGCATCACTTGGCTCTGTTGGAGTAGGAACGGAAATTTGACTTGCGCTGATAACAGAGGCCGTAATACTATTGACCGTGATGTTCTGTTGTTGTGGAGCGTAAGAGGCGCTTGTTGACGTATCCGAAGTCAATGCGGTTATAGCCACAAGGGTTCGACTCGACGTGACTGGTAATATAGAACCAGTGGCGATAGGTACTTGGTAACTGAATATTACCGATGATGCTGTGGTTGCTGTTATTGCTAATGTGGCAACTGAGGCCAGAGATGATGAATTTGAGTATGAAGCCGATGTAGCCGAATTAGCAATTGTCGCTATCGAAGCCGATGTAGCCGATACTGCCAAAGATGACAAAGTGGATGTTAATGCCAATGTTGCTAAAGATGACGAAACGGCGTATGAGGCGGATGTAGATGAACCAGCGGTCGTGGCTACGTTTGCCACGGAAGCCAATAGAGCGGTCGCAGCCTGTGAAGCAGTCGCCGCAAATGATGACGATGTGGATGATAGAGATGTTACAGCCTTGGAAGCCCAACTTGCCGTTCCAATCAAAGAAGCAGATACGGCTGGAGCGATAAGATTTCCTGAATCATCAATTGTGATTAAACTGTTTTGGATGAATGTTCCGGTTGTTCCATCCCATCTAACGATGGCATTGTCTGTAACCACACCCGGACCAATAACATCGCCTGAACCACCAGCCCCGCCAGTTCCAGAAATACCCGTATCACCGAATTTTCCGGCGGTAATGAAGGCATTGTCGATGGTATTGCTTAAATCCGTAGTCCCTTTTTTAACCACTATCCAACAACGAAGTAGAGCATCAGCCAAGTTAGGATTAGCAGTAAATGGTTCGGTAGGAATGGCAGCAATAGCATCGGCCAAAGAGTCATACAGATTTTGACCATACAAACCAGAGAGAACATTCAATGTCGCCGACGCGACAAGATAAACTCTTTGAATGGTCCATTTGTTGTCAGGAACCGTGGCAAGTGTTCCACTTCCATCATCCCAATGGTCAGGGTCAACTGGGCCTGCGCCACTTGTTAAGAAGATATTGCCAGTAATGTCTCTATATCCCCGAGAGGCGATAGATGAACTTGTTCGTGTGGCAGATGATACGATGTTTGGGCTTTTCTTGGAACTGGCGTAATTAGCACCCGTTCGATAAATAAATCCTGATGTCTTATTGACAAGAAGACTTGAACTGTATGGGGTGATGGAGTTGCCTGAAATATTGATTGTTCCGATGGATATTGCCAAATCATCACCATCTAATGAGGCATTGAAAATTACTCTTGGCAAATCACTCACAAAAACTACCGACTGTGTTGTTTGAGAAAGTCTGCCGATGATGATGTAGTCTCTGGCTTGCTCGGAAGTGAATGGTGTAACTTGTTGAACGACGCTTGCGGTAGCATCAAGGGCAACGTTACAGACGTTACTGGATGAAAGAAATTGTGATTGAATTCCCAATATGTCATCCCATACGACATGATTTCTAATTGGGTGTGTTGGGTCGGTATGATTGTCAACGACAAAACCTTCACCGGCAGAAATATTGAATGTTCCACCAGCCCCAACGGTCAACAAACCACCAGTTAACAAACCCGTTCCATAAATTGTAGTCAGGTCGTCGTGAGTAGCCGTGTTACTGAACCCTGAAGCAGAAACATTACCTTCAGCATCAATAGTTACTGAACTTGTTTTTAATGTACTTCCATCAGTTCCACTGAAAACAGGTATACCATTATCAATCGAATCATTTGGACCCACTACGTTTCCAATTGAACGATGTGATGTTTTGATTAGAATACGACCATTGACACCAACAGCCAATATAATACCAATAGGAACTTGAGGATATGGATGTAGAGGAACGTTACTTTGAAAACTTCCACTTTGGGTATTAGATAGGTAAATAACATCACCATCGGTAAATCCCTGTGTATCAACACCACCAACAGTTCCAGTGGACACAACAAATCCCTGATGTCCTGTTACGATTGGTTGGTTCGAAATACCAATAATATCAGACATTGTGTTACCAGCGTCGGCCATAGCCAGATAGGCAACTGGAATACCAGAACCGTTAGTTCCGTTAATGTATAATACGTCGCCTCTACGAATGGTTTCTCCTGCTTGAACTCTGACAAAATTTTGGCCACCGATTCTTAAACTACTTTGAGAGATGTCAGAATAAATCGTAAAGGTATGAAAATTGTTATCCCACCACATTGTTCCCGCTTTATATGGTGGTTGGGCCGAAGATGTATTTGCTACGAGCGTTTGGGCTACACCCGGAGCCGAAACTAAGCCTCCACTTACATCGAATTGAACGGTGGTGTTGGGTGTTGCAGTCAACACCTTCTCTTCAAAGGAAGAACTGTCAGCGCTTCGCTGAACTATGAATACGTCATGTGGATTGTATGTTGGCATACTTCTTAGTAATTATTGAACAGGCTTATTGGGATTTGACCCGGCGACCCGTCAATATAAATATAGTCTGAGTCATACGATACCCACTTTTTCTCATCAAAGGTTGTGACGAGGGAATTTACAAGAGTTTGTGGCGCTCGCTTCCAAAAACCACCCGTATATATGTAGTAATAGTCTGCATCATAGGAAATCCAACCTTCATTACCACTACTATTCGAATCTGTTGGTGGTGGAAAATGCCAAATAGCCTTCTTCACTCCACCATTATTTCCATCAATAGGACCAATTGGCCTTTCCAAAACAACTGGAGGCGCTTCGGGTTCTGTTCCAGCATCCAAATTAGGATAGGTCTGACTCTTCCACTTCTCCTGATTTTCGATTCTATCATCAAATGGGAAGGCGGTCTGAACAGTTTCAAGGCCCATGACTACCTTCTTAGGAGTAAAATGTTTCTGTGTGGTGTTTCTCTTGCCCTGCATCGTTTCCATCAAATCAGGCAACAAGTAGGCATATACCACCAAATCAAATTCACTTTTTACCATTCTGTCCGTATCGGTCTGTAATTCAACCGTGTGGGAGAATGTGTCAATTTTTGTTCGAAACTTCATTCCACGTAAATCACCCCAGTAATCATCCGTTTCAAAATTGAGTCGTTCGACAATGTAATTGTTCTGTTCGACGTATTCCGTCCAAATAATGAAATGATAGGTCAATACTACATGGTCAGGCATTACGACATCATACACTTCATTGATAGGAGTATTCTGACCAACTAAAACTCCAAATGGCGTGTAACGATTCTTGGCCGAATATTTCTTCATCACTGGATAATTCAAGTAACGATTGAACATCATTATGTCTTGATTCTTATCGGTAGTAGTTCGATGGAACACCAATGCTGGCAATTGAAGTTTGCCGTTGTAATCACGAATCACACCATCTTTTTGAATGGACTTCCACTTTTCAGGACTGGCATAGAAGATTGGAACTTTGATTTTGCCACCATTATCCGTGATTTGAATTTGGAATTTCTCAATCGACTTCATGATAGTGGTGTCAATATCAATCAGTCGGAACGTTGGATTTTTCTGAGTATCGGTATCCCTCTTTACTTGGTTCGCACGATTCACCGAATCCAATGCTTCACTTTTTACGGTAGAAGTTTGGGACACATTAGGAACATTGTTCTCGGGATTACCACGCCAAGCCATAGGTTAAACTTGTCTTTCTATGATATTCAATTTCGAAAGTCGGCTGTAATGAGTGTTACAGATTATGGAATGGCTTTTGTCACTTATGCCACCCAAAAATTGTTCTTGAACTACATTGTCAACTTCGTGGAAGCGTTCGTTGAATTTGATAATATCGCCATTTTCAGGGTAGATGTTAACCAACTTCAACATGTTCTCACGAAACTTGAACACAACCGTCTGGTCCCTATCAGAACCGAAATCATCATAGGTAGTGTTAATATCCGCTCGGTCAATAATACACGTCACTTCCACGCCGGAGTAGAATTGTTTACCTGATTCAGGTGATGACTCACCATATACGTTAGTTTGTGTTTGATTGGCGGCCAATTTGTAGATGAAGACTTGCATCTGCATCATGTCGCCCATCAACTCCGCGTTAATAGAATTCACGAATTTCATATCTCTTGGACTAAACCATCTACCTAGTGTTCCCATATTATTGGTCCCTATCTGGCTCGTCAGTTCCACTGCCGGCATTCAAATCATCTAAAATCTTGTCTTCGAATTCACGCCAATGAGAACTTACATACTCATAGGCAATTTTGTGAAACTGTTGGTAAATTTGGGGATATTTTTGTTTGAGATTTTGGAGATTCATCTCAACATAATCATTGGAACCGGGCGCCATTACTTCCAAATGAATCATGTGAGCGTCAATCAATTCCGCAGATGATTCGGAGCCGGGAGAAGAATGTTCGGGAGGACCAAACATACCCTTGGCCGATTCACCAGCATCCGCATCATACGTAACTCTAACGGTAAATTTCAACGTATGTTCTGGTGTGATGATGTTGCCGACCGTCTGGCCGTCAACTTCAATGTCTTCGAAGTCTTGTTCTCCGTTGGAGAATCCACTACGCATCTCATTGACCATCTCTTTGATAAGGTCTTTTAATTCATTCTTTTTCATATTTTATCCAACGTAAATGAAGAGGGGAACCCTCTTTAAAGTTTCTTGAAGATATTCTGCCTCTCTGGCTCTATCTTCCATTTGGGTCTTTTTTCCTACGGCATCCAAGGTTTCTCGGAGTTGAGTAATCAAATCCGTTTTTTCTTGTTGCGCCTCGTTTCTTAGTTCAGCGCCATCCAATGTGATTTCACCGCCGGGAATTGGGATGCTCTGAACTTTCTGTCTGATAGCGCCCAACACTTCTTTACACAAAGCCAAGAAATAGGTCCGAATCCATTGACGACCAACTTGATTGATGGTCTTGTATGGAATGTTCTGATAAGGAATGTTTGAATAATCCGACACATAACTGCCTGTGTAATTCGAACCTGAGGGTGTAGTAATTACGGAACCACTGTAACGTTCATTATCCACCAAGTATTCAAAATACATTTTGAAAGTGTAATTAGGGATTGGGAACAATTGAATCTTGTTGTTGACCAATCGGAACGAATAGGCAGATTTACGAACCATGTCGTTAAATTCGATGGCTTGACCACGAAGCAAATCTTCAAAGATAGGCGTCATCAAAAATTGAACGGCTGGTGAATAGGAACCGAATCCCATTTCATTCAGAACATTCGAATAACTCATACCCGTCATGGAGAATGGATCATAGATACGAGCAAATGCTGGGGCCATTTCATGATACACCTTCATCACTGAAATTCTATTGTGATTCTCATGTTCAGCCGCCCACAATTCTTGTAAATCGTAAGATTGGGTTCCGGGATAAGCCATAATGGAACCCTTCTTCCAATCTACCTTACCACCCACACCGACTTCTGTTCCATAGGCATTTGCCAATTCGACGATTGCCGACATCGGAGTTCCGACGACGGCTTGACCGGAAAGATTGCCCAAACTTTGAACTTGTTGTCCTTGAAAAACTTGAATGTAGTTACGAATGTTCCATTGATTAACTTGGGAACCGTATTCATTTACTGCTTGTTCGTAAGCGGCGTAGAAATTGACATCCAACAGTTCGATGTCCACAACGGGATAACCGAGACGAAAGGCTGCCCAAATAGCCGCAGATTGACAATCCATTTGAAAATCAAAATCGTTATCGTAAAATCCGTATGGAGTCTTGCCTTTGACCGCCGAGCCGCTGCCGGGCCATCGAATACGGTCTTGGTCAAGCAATTGGGATTGTTGTTGTAATGTTGGTTGTTCGTCTGGCATACTTCAATAACCATAAATATACGATTTGGACTCAAATCCTGACTAATTATTACCTAGATGATACAAGTCAATAAATTTTATTGACAGCAACTCATTTCGTTGTATAATATGTGGATGA